CAGTCATTTGGGAGTAGTTCTCTTACTAGCTGTAATGAGACAGTATCAGAAGCTGACGATAAATCCAACGTCGCCAACATACCGGTCCTGGAACCCTCACGTGCCAAGATTTGATTTGGCACCTGATTATCCAGGTCGATATCTACTCTTTTGAGACGATTTCGGATTAGGCCACCAATCCCTTTCTGAATATACATATTCATCAAGGGTTCGATGGCAATAACCCGATCCGTCTTGGCGTTCTTCGGCACAGTGGTAATGCGGTTTCCGGGGACGACCTTCAAAACGTCCTCGATTCCTGACCCACCCGCAAGAGTGGAGACATGGTCATACCATATCGGCACACGGCGCAGAGCCGTGTACGCCAGGACCGCACATCCCTTCGTTACTTCGGGTAAGCACCCGAATTTATAGTAGGCATCTCCGTGTTTTCGCTTTAGGGCAAAAGAAGCCCCAGGGCCAAATCCGAAGAACTGCTCAGCTTGGTCCCAACAAAAGGGACCAAGAAGACGAGCTATTTTTCGTCGGGCCGTGTAGACACACGACGCGACCGAGACAGTTGTTGATGCTGTCCCGTAGCTCGACCTAACACGAAGGTTTGTGTTCTGGCAGTACGTTTCACTCTCCGCGAATTTCGTGAGGGCAACCCGCTCCCGATCGATGCCGAGATTCCAAGATGGAAACTTCGACATAAGTTCAGTAGCAAGGTAATCGTCACGGAAGCTCGAAGAGTCTCTATAAGTCGAAGGATCGACCGATAAAGAGACGAGTTCAAGATATCTCCCCGACCTGAGGAGGTCTTGGGCTAGTAGTGAAACGGGACTTTCGATGGCAGCAAAAATGCTGTCAGCGAAGGCCGATGCTCTACAACTGTAACGGCGGTACATCCCCAATACGGGCGATGGACGCTGCTTTTTACCCTTTATCATGGCAAAACACCTTTGGTAGAGGGATAGGGCGCTAAGGCCCCATCGCTGATGGGGTCTGGACAACTCGAGGGCGTTAGTAAACGTGCTCGAGATCCTGCACTACGGACGTCACAATGGCGTTCGCAAGCAGGTTCTTCGCGTAAGCGAGGAGGTCCTTGCGCTCCTGCAGCACCGACGTTTCCGGAAGAACGAAGCTGATCTCACAGCGAGCTGTGCGAGCAACATAGTTCTTACCCGTACTCGGATCGGTCGCAATCGTCGGCAGAGTAAGAGTAAAGCTCTGACGGAAATTGCGCGACTGGCC